AGGATGTTGTGCTAAGTGTTGTCAAGCTTGTGCTGGTTGTCGTTAGAGTTGTGGAAACCGTTGTTAGAGAAGTGCTAGACGAGGATGTTGTGCTAAGTGTTGTCAAGCTTGTGCTGGTTGTGGTTGTAGTTGCTTCTGTGTAGTAAACGTTAACCTGAATATGATCTACGCGAGCCTCTGCTGTAGCATCAATATCAGCAGTTAAACCAGAGATATAAACCCCGAAGTCAGAATCTTCTACATCTGCTTCATCTAGATCTACAAATCCCCAGAGAGCTTCTTCCCCACCAAACGCTTCATAAAAGTCAGTTTCTTCCCACTCAGTAATAGTTTCCTCGTCAGGACTATCGTCAGTAACAGGATTTCCAGAAGCGCTCCTAGTTAGGAAAACATAACCAGGTGTGAGAAATTCAGTTTCATCACCGTTCTTCTCTATTCTTACTTCTACTCCATCAATGGTTGCACCAGCAGGAATAGCAAACCCAAAATTATAAGCTACTAAGTATTGACATTGCTCTGCGTTTATGAGTTGTACGTAAGCGTGATTATCGTCTGAAACCTTTACGTTATCAGGATCTTCCCAAGCAACACCGCCAGCATTGAAATTTACTACGGTTCCGGGACTTGTCCAACCTGTGCAAGTAGGTGGATAGTCGCCATTATTAACAAAATAATCTATACTTACATCCCAACCACCACCGCCAGCATTGTCATTTGCAAAGATTCCAACTTGACAGTCATTACTTGTAATATCATGAGATTCAATTTCAGTCCATGTTGGTGTGTTTTCGGGTTCATAGTCAGTAGACCCGTAAGCAGTTACTGTAGAACCTGATCTTACTAAGCGAATCCAAAACGGACAAGTTGCTGGTTCAGGACCAGTGCCAGTTCCGCTTCCACTAGAACCACCTTGTCTCCAAGCAAAAGCATCTGCATATTTGATATTACTCCAGTAATAACCAGCAAGGAAGTAATAGTTGCTGGCGTTCCACATGAAGATTCCTGCCCACTGTTGTTGAGAATCGGCCGTATGGTCTAAAGCACTTACTTTAATAACTATATCAAAATCGCCAGAAATCGAAGCTTGATATATTCTACTTGGGTCAGCGTTAGTGCCAACTCCACAAGTCATTACTAGTTCGCCATCACTCACTTGCTCATCAACTGCACCATTTGCACCAAGATCAGTAGTCCACAAAGATTCGTTGAAATCCTTGTTATCAAAGAAATCCTTTACTGGATTGGCCACTTACTCACTCCCCTTTTTGTTATTTTGTTATTATGCTCAACTCTTTCTAAACGCCTATCTAGTTTATCAAGATTTGTATTAAGATTATCTACTTGAACTTTTATGACTTCTACATTAGTCTTAATCTCAGACATATGGTTAGACATTTCCTTCAATCTATTCGAGTTACAAGTTATCTGCGCGCTCAAGCTATAGAAACCTATGCTCATAAATGTAACTAAGACTGAAACAAGAATCCCTACGAACCAATAAACCGGTCGGTTGTTGGGTTTAGCATTGTTAGTAGTCATTATTTTATGTCCTCATCCAAGAGTAGAACGTAACTGGCTTAAGTAATATTTCTACTTCATCCGATACATTTGTTAGCGTTACTCTGTAATAGAAGTATCTACCTTTACACTCATGGGATACTAACTCGAAACCAGTAAACGAATCCCAATCTATTCCATCTTCAGAAAAGTATAGTGTCATTTCAATCGTACCTACTGGTGCACCAGCAAACTGTTGTAACCAAGTTTCACCTATATCAAAGACATCTTCCCAATCGAAGTCTCCAGCACCAGCAAGCCATGTTCCACCAGGAGTATCTGAAGCCCATGAGAAGATGTTCCATAGTTTTCTAAAGTCATTTGAACCCAAGTCATAAATCGGAGACTCCCACCAGCCAGTCAGAGAAGCAGTTGAGTCACAAACTGAAAGAACTCGTCCGTGGACAGGATCGTCATACCACTCCACGTTCCAGTAACTCGTGCTGTCAGAAAAGTCTGTTCCATAGGCAGTTTCTTGCGCATAGCCAATAGGATTTTGTATAGTAACTGTCTTCTGTCCAGCAACTAAAGAGTAGTTATTGAGTGTGTCTTTGGCCTTGATCAAAAATGTATGTGTTCCAGGTTTTACACCAGTAAAGGTCTTCTTCGTCGCCTTGACTTGTGCAATAGGTATAGCTGTTCCCCAAGAAGCGCCCCATCGAATCTCATAGTAGAGTAAGTCTGTATTTGTAACTGCGTTCCAACCCATGCTCAACTTGTCATCAGCTACTCCGATGTTGAAACCCGTTACGTTATTTGGTGGATCAGCTACTCCGGATATCGTTCTAGCATAGTAATCTAAGTCATTAAGATCCGCTCTTGATCCATATATACTAACCGCCCTTAGTTTAATATAGTAAGTTTCTCCTTCGTAAACTGGCTCAATCGTGAAGTCGCCAGAAGTTTTCGTGTGCATGTACCAATTTGTAAGATCCCGCGATATCCAAACCTCCACATAATCTATAAAACTATGCGTAAATGACCAAGTTCCTTTAAGTCGAGTAAATGTGTTGTCCTTCATTATATAGTTTTCTTCAGTAAACTGGACGTTGTCTGGTTGAGGTAGTATCTCAGTAGGATCAATTAATGTGGTGCTCCATTCCGTGTGGTCGACTATGTTTACTATATCGTCATATAAATCCTCATGCTCAAGGAGAACAGATAGTTGAACCTCGCCACTGGGTAAATATCTTGCTTCCTCAATTCTAACTAACTGGTTCGTCCAACCAGGTAAACTATGCGTTACTTGTATAACATCACCTGGTTCTAAAGGGATTGCTTTCGGTCCAGCAACAAAAATGAAGCGACAACCAAGTTTTAGTCGCTCTAGTTGATATACTCCACATTTGTGAGCTTGCTCATAACTTGTAGTTCCGGTTAAAGTTATAGTTTGGGCTCGCTCTTCTTTATCCACATTAATAATTTGGCTTTCGTCATGAATCTTAAACTCCTCTTGAACATAGTCGTTATCTGCGTTAGCAAATTTGACTATAATCGTATTTGGTAAATCTGCTGCCGCAGGAAAGTTGAAAGTAAAGGATTCCTTAACTATATCGTCCTCATCAAGAGACATAACTGGCGCTTCATACTCAAGGAACTTCATCTTCCAAAGTCCTTGCGAATAAAGCATTGAACATCTACAACTAGTTAGTAACTCAGTCAAAATATCAAGTGCGGGTGCTTTAGCTGCAACAACTGCGTTCATCTCATAGCCTTCGTCATCAAGAGTATTCGCTACGTCAATAATAGAAGTAGTGTCAATAAAGCTAGCATCAATGCCCATTCCATATCTAGTGTTTCGCATAAAATCGTAGATACATACTGCCGGGTTGTTACTCCATTCTGTGGTTTCTGTTCTCGGGTCATAACACTTTAGCCCCTTTACTGTTGCGGTTACTAGTGGTATTTTACTCCACATAGAAATCCAATGACTAAATACAAAATAAACATAAAGATATGCGGTGTTTCTTGCTGCGTCACCGCTTGGTCCTACTGCTTGATCTGCTGCACCGTTATAGAAGGCATAACCTGCGTAACCACCTTTAGCACTTATGTCAACATCATTAAGTTTCACTTGTACTAAAGAATCTATTTCGCCCTCGCAAATAGTTTGGCACGCTTTAAGAGTCGTATTCAACATTCCAGTGGTTTCTATCCACCACCATGTTCCACCTATTCTCATAGTTCCATATACTACTGGAACTGGATCTTTTGGTGACTGTCCATTTACAAGAAGATAATCAAGAGACGTTATCTCTTCTGGTTTCTTTCTTGTTATGTAAGACAAACCATACATCGCAGCAGTAATTACAGTATATAATAAAGTAGACACAACGTAAGTAAAAGCAACAAAGGCTTTAGTCCCAGCAGTTAGTCCCCATATACCCCAACCTGCTATCCACGTTGCTATTTCTGTGACCATCGTCTTATTAATACTCCATCCATTTTTAAGTGCTTTCTTGGTATAACACAAATACCGAGATTAACATCAAGAACCAATATGTTGCTTTGACCGATATATATACCAGAAGAGTCTCCCCCATTACTTTTATAGATAAGCGTATCTGGAACTTCTAGATAGTTCAATTTACCAGATGTAGTTAATTTACAAATCACTCTAAACATTATTCTTAACATTCTTTTCGGGTTCGCTTCATAAAGTTCTACGTAATTGTCTCTATTTATGCCATAACCCAAGTCATCAAGTGGCGGTATGTTAAAACCCAATTTGTCATAAAAATAATACAAAAATGAAAAGCAATCAAACCCTTCTTCTGGTGTAAACCCACCTAACTTGTAGGGAACTTCAATAATATCTGAAACCAACGATGTTATATTTTTTACTCTCATAGCACCTCAAAAACTTTTAGGCATACCTTCCTGGCTGCCCCACCAGAGTTCCCTATCTTGTAAGTCGTCAATCCACCTAAACCCACCAAAATTGATAGTGTTTCCCAGCTCTAAACATCTATCGTAAGACCTATCGCAATTTGTAGCTACACCAGCATATTGGCAAATGTCTCCCTTAAAGACCCAAGGACAAGTAGACTGGTGGACCCTTCTTGGAACTTTTATTCGCCAGTAAAGAAATGGGTCGTAAATAGAAAAGGTGCAACGCTGCTCGTTAATTTCAATTGAATTAACTACTCCCACAAACATAATACTTGTTGCTAGAACAGTTAGTGGTTTGTCAAGAGCAGCAATCTTTATCTCGCATCTTTTACCGCGCAATTCTTGGTTTAACGAGAGGGAAGAAAACTCAAGCTCCACGTTATCTATGTCAAAAGTAATACTATCAATAGTAGGAGTAATTGATTGCTGTATGTCAGAAAACTCCATCCCTCTTGAGTTATATGTAATTCCATCGTAATAAACATCGTGGTCGAGATTCGTATAATATAGCGTTGTATCGAAACTAAACGTAATTAAGAAGCAAAGAAAACAGGCATTTTTTGTTAGTTCGTTACTAAGTGCAACAGGAATATCTTTCATTAAGAACCCTCCTTCGCCTCAACAATATTGATTTGATTATTATAAAGAAGCCATGTAAATATTTCAAAACCTAGTTGGTCTTGCTCAAATCTACTTGTTAACTTCATTTGTCCATAAAAATCTGCAGAAATTACTTCCCCGTCTGTAGCAGCAACCGTAAGATCTATTCTATCGGAACCATATTGACCACCACCTTCTAAGAAACTATAACCTACTTCTGCGCCATCGTTATACACCGTTACTGTAGCTACGTCGGTGTTCTTACTCTTTAAGTCAAAAACATCACCGGGACCAGTCCCAAGATACTCGTTATACCAGTATTCTTGATAAGGGATATAAAAGTCGAATTCCTCATAAGAACCATTGCGGTCAGAGAAGAATTGCCAGATTTGTCTTAAATCTGATTGAGTAATTACATTAAACGCTAATTGGACACGTCTCTTTGGGAAAGACCATACTTTTCTCCTTTGCTCACTCCCCGACTCAAAATCTGTAACCAAGGTGCGAAATTCGGTAGATATATTCAAAGGATATCTAAGTCTTAATCCCTCTGGAAATAGCGCCATCTATCTTACTCCTTAAAAGTTTAACGCTCCCCTTAATGGACCTGCTCGTTGAGCGTTTTCTGTAACTGACTTTATAATTGCACGAGGATTTCTTCTTACCATATCGTCGAACGACTTAGCATCTGCTGCATTAATAAAGAAATTATTTATAACAGTTTGTCCAGCTTCACGTTCTCCCTTAAACTCAACAGGGATTTCACGACCACCTGGAAGGGGAACCACAGCCTCTGGTCCTGCTTCTCCTACTATGGATGGACCACGAGTAATACCACCCTTCTGTAACCAAACCATTGAGTTTGCACCAGAAGCGCTTCCAGCAACTGTCCCTGCCCAACCCAAACCACCTGCACCCCAGTTACCACCACCAATACCAAATAAATTCTTAACCAAACCGCCAAAGAAACCACCAGTTCCACCCTGTCCAAATAAAGCGTTTGTAACCATAGCGCCAAGTGCATTTGACCAAGCTCTGACAAGAGCATCACAGAAGGCCTTCCATATATCTTCAAAAGAGTCCATCTCTCCCTTTAATACATTATAAAAAAGATCACTAAAAGCTCTTTGCATACCTCTAACTGCTTCATCCCAAGCAGCACTCATAGTATCTGTCACTTTATCCCAGAGACTTTCTTCGAGATCTGCTAGTTGCTTAGCATAAGCTAGTTTGGCGGCAGCCCTCAATTCATCTATTTCTGCCATTTTTTCATCGTTATCTTTATATTTTTCCGCCATATCATCGAGAATCTTCATCCATGCTTTATATCGGTCTTCAATAGCTTTCTTTGCTGCTCCCTCGGGATCAAGTATTTTCCCAATCTCCTTCTGAAGGTCTTTATATTTATCAAGTAGTCCTTTAGTTTTTTCTAGAGCAAGATTCAATCTTCTTCTTTCAGCAACCTGTTTAACCAGTTCCTCATTTATTTTTGGAATAAGGAGCATCTCCTCTTCCCATTTATCAATGAGTTCTTCTTCCGACATAGTAAGGTTGTCATATTCATCTTGTAGTTGCTTATTCGTATTCGCCGCCTTCTTCAGTTCCACATCCAATTTCGCTGAAGCTTTCTCGGCCTCCTTATCTGCTTTCGCCTTAGCCTTTGCTTTGTCCGTTGCATCTAAAACTTCGACATTGAGTCTATACCACTCATTTACAACTTTCTCTGGAACGCCCATAGTTAGCGCTCTTTCCTTTTCTATCTTGAGCAGTTCTCTTTCTGTATTCGAAAGTTTAAGTATTGCTGCCTCCATTTCCTTGGTTTTGGCTATTCTTTTTCGTTCTTCCTCGGCGGTTTCTCGTGCTTCTGGCGTTGGTACTTTAGGCATTGTCGGTACTAAAATCTTCGCTAATTTCTCCTCCACCTTCATCTGTTCGTTCTTTAGATCAAGAACTTTTTGTGCTCTATCTCTATATTTTTCTTCCACATCGCTTCGTCTCCTCTCATAATCTGCTTGGGTTTCAAACCATTTCTTTCCTTCTTTCTCTATTTTTTGAAGCTCTTTCCACCAGAGGCTGGATTGCATTGTTGCAACTTTTAGTTGTCTAGATATACCCTCATATTGATCTAATAATTCCTCCGCCGTGCGCAAACCAAGAACATCTCTAACTTCTTCTATGAGTTGTCGCATATATCCAATTACTGTCAATAACGTTGGCGCCACAAGTGCTCCTAGTTCTTCTCGGAAATCACCCCACGCGTTAGTTAGTTGATCTACTGTTCCTATATAGCCTTTCGCTTGTGCTTGTGCTGCAGGTCCAAGTTCTTCATTTATTATTCTTAATGCGTCTGCGCTAGAAAGGGCTCCTTGTTCTACTCCCTTAAATGCTATAACATACCGGGCCAAAAAAGTTACATGGCCTTCCATAGCCATCGCTACATATCGAGCAGCGGTTTGTAAGTCCATACCGAAAACTGCCGCTAACTTCAACGTCGCTTGTGTTGCTTCTTCCATATCTTTTGGCATAACACCAAGCGTCGTCAACATCGCCATTAAGGCAATTACCGCTTCATCGCCATATCTTGTAACCTTCTGGAACTCAGCGGCTAAATACGAATAATATTCCACCATTCCAGGAACCAATATTCCTTGCGCCCTAAGAGCAGCTTCAAGTTTCAATACTGCTAGTTCTTGCTCACCAAAAGCCCTTGCTAGATCTAAAACAACGCTAGTTAGTTTCTTTAGAGTCAGAACAGCGGCCGCAATACTTG